CTCACTCTACTCGAGGCCCAGTCCTACAAGGACTACTCGGTCAACGTGATCCCCTTCCCCTTCCCTCGCTATGATCCACCACAAAGTCCTTAAAAAGACTGGCACCACTCCCGAACGTATTCGCGAATTTTTCACAGCTACCTCTGGTGAGGACTTTGTGAAGGCGCAGAAAATCCGCAAGCGCGTCTCCTCTCGCTGGCAAGACGGCTTCTTTGACTGCGTTAAGAACGCCCGCCTCTATCAGGCCGTTGACATTGCCTACGAAGGCACGCCCATCCAGAAGCAAACGATACCCCTCATGCTTTGGGCGCAGGGCAAGATCAACATGGAGGCACTATCGACTGCGCTGAGTGAGTCCGAGATCGCCAAGAAGGCATGCGAAGGATTGAAAAAGGAAGGCACCCTCAAGGTGGACATTCCCCGGCTCTACGAGATCAGCGTCAACCTAGTGCGCAGCTACGTCCAGCGCCGGCACGCTACTCAGACCTCGCGGTTCTCGAACATCTGGCCGCACTACCGCTACGAACCGCGCGGTAATGACGCCGTATCCAAGCTTCGCGGCGAAGTTCTCTCTCAGCGAATCGATGCCATGTCCGATCAATACGGGTATCGTCATTTTGACGCCCAGTGCTACTTGCACATGTTTTTGTATAGTCGCGCCACTGCGTTTCCGCGATCGGCATGGGACATGGAAACTGGATGGCGGCCGAAGGATCTCAACATCGAAACCGATGACGTGGAGCTTGAGAGCTACATCGTCCGCGAGGGCCTTGACTTCATCGCCCCCCACCCTAGCCGCACCTACTTCGACAAGTCCTCACCACGGGCCCAGGTCAACACCGATACCGGCCCCGACTTTCTCGGCTACTGGGATATCGTCCCGTTCCGCGACATCAAAGACCAGCCCGACTACTTTAACACCCAGGGCGTCGCCATGTCGGATGCGTTCTCGAGTATCGTCCAGACCCAAGCCGCCTTCTTTCAGTATTACTACAATAACGACATGCTCAAGACGATGAGCATCGGTATGGATAGGCGTGAGTCTGTCGATCCATTGGCCTCCAACTGCCGATCACTCAACATCGGCCTCTACGCAGATCAGGAGCGCGATGCCGCCGTCTTCATCACCCAACACTTTGAGCGCATCAACCCCTACCACGCAGGAATATCAAACCTAAATCAAGAAATCTGGTTCCGTTTCGTGATAGCGGGTGATGCGACCATTATCGGCTGCGAGGCCATGCCCTCCATCCCTGCCGTTTACGGCGGCGTAAACGAGAACGACGACCGCGACGTGTCGAACTCGATGGCAATGGAAATTCTCCCACTGCAGGATCAAATGCAGAACCTATGGTCGCAGATGCTTTTCAACCTGCGAACCTCCCTCGCCCAAATCTGGGCGATCGATACCGATGCAGTCGATAAAGACGTCGCGGACTACATCGAGAAATGTATCAGAAGCGGAGAGATCTACGTTGAGCCCAAGGTGTTCAAGTATTCTGGATCCGCCTTGCGCGACAACGGTATTGGCGGCCCCACCGACCGCGGACGCGAAGCGATCCGGATCATTCAGGCCGACGTCAGGCAGACTATCGACAACAGCTTCAACGCCATCACTCGCTTGATGGCACTCGCTGACCGACTGCTCGTGCTCTCGCCTAATGAGCTTGGTCAACCCAATCCCCGTGAGGTCGCCGCCCGTGAGGTCGTCGAGATATCCACCTCGACCAACGCGATCGCGTCCTCGATCTCTGACGGCATCGATGAGTTTCGCGCCGCTAAGAAGCGTCTCCTGTTCGAGTCGCTGGTTTGTCGCTCGACCCACACCTTCAGAGTCCCGTCCATGAACCGCTACCTCAAGGCGACCATCGAAAAGGCTGGGTTCTCCGTGGAAGCCGCGGAAGACGACACCGACCTACAGGTCCCCATAGATGCAACCATCATCGGCAAGCCGTCCAACCTGATCTACGAATACTACTTCGACTCCCGCGACGGAGCCGAGCGTCCCGTCAACAGTCAGGGCGCACAAGTGCTTATGCAACTGCTCGTCGGGTTCCTTCAAATAGAGGAACTCCGCAAGCAGATGGGGCCTAAGCGCATCTTCGAGATGGCAAACGAGATCTCCCGCCTGTCTGGCGCAGCGTTCGACCTCAAACTCGACCTAGAGGACGGGGAGAAAGACGAGACCGCCGCGACCAACGACCAACTCTCCGAGCGCATCACCCAACTAGAGCAGGTGCTTATGCAGCTCGCGGGCGGCGGTCAACCTCAACAGCCTCCCGGTCCTTCTGCGGCCGGTAGTGTAGCCCCCGAACGTAGCCTACCTTCTGCCCTAACTCCTGACGATGCCATCGTAGCGTCCGCGGGCGGATAACACCACCACTGATTTATGTCCGAAGAAAACCAAAACCAAATCGATCCGTCCCTCTCTCTCCTCTTCGGCGCAGCCGAAGGTGAAGAATCTAAATACGATCCCCTCCCCCTCGATGACATCCCCGACGAACGCGGAATGTCTCTGCAAGAAGCCATCCTTCCCTCCGACAAAAAAGAGGAAGACCCTGCCTCCATAGTTAAGCCGGCAGATGAAGCACCCCTTGCCGCACCCAAGCCAGAAGTTGCACCTGAGCCCGATCGTCCTATCCGGCGATCACGCCGCGCTGCGCCCAAGCCAGAAGTTGCTCCCGTAGTAGAGGCCGCTCCGGTCAGAACCACCGAGCAGATCGCCGACGACGACTTCGAGTCGACCCTCCTCGAAGACGAGGCCGATAAACTTAGCCTCGCTCGCTACGCCGAGAAGAAAGATCCGGCCAGATACAAAGGCTACGGCAATAAGATGCTCACGTATCTCAAGGCCCATGACTCCAAGCTCAAGGAACTGCACGATGCGGATCCCGACGCACCGCTCGACGACACCAATTCGGAATACGTCGAATGGAAGAAGGCTCACGCCCTTGATTTCTCTGGAGCCGAAACCCGCAAGCTCACCAGGGATATGATCACCGACGAGGTGACGAACAAAGTATCCTCCGATCAACGCAACCGCGATGATTCGATCCGTGACGAGATGTTCGCTCGCGACGAAGCACCGCGGATCAAGCAGAGAGCCGATGGGTTCTACCGCGAAACCGCTTCTGCGTCCGCACCGGCTGAACTGATCGAAGCATTTCGCGATGCAGGCACCGATCCGGAGAAAATTGCGTCCGTCAAAAAGGACTTCGCGATGGAAATCCAAGTGACTGACGGATACATGCAGGCCGCGGCCAACGACATCGAGGTGTTTATGTCGCTGACTACCACCAACCCTAAGACCTCCCGCGCTCTCACCGCCTACGATCCCAAAAACGAGCAGCACTCCCGCATCCTAGGCTTCGTTCATGACACCTGCGACGAGTATGCCTCGGCAGGACAGGGCATCGTCAAGGAGGGCAAGACCTTCAAGACGCGAGATCAGTTCTACAGCATGGCGCCGGACCTGCAGAAGCGGCACTGGACATTCTCCAATGCCGAAATCGTCAAGCGCGCCGGCGTCGCCGTTAAATCCCAGATCGCAAGCTCGATCACCGCAGAAAAAGCACGCCTCGAAGGACTCGGATTCAAGCGTCCGGACCGCAGTGCGCCAGTCGTCAAGCCGGTCGAGTTAAAAAGTGGAACCCCCAAGGCTCCTCGGAGTGCATCTCGCGCCGCCGAAGCTGACATAGGGGATACTCAGGATGCTCAGGTCAAAAAAGCGATAGGTCTTCTGCTCGGAGAACCCTCGATCTAATCAACCAAAGACCATTCAACGAAAAGGCTCCCAGTTACGGGAGCCTTTTTTTTAGCCTACGGCTGATTGTCGCGCCTCCGCTTCTCGGATGCATGCCGCCTTTACGATACGGATGCGTGCCGCCTTTGCGAGAGCGACATTTGCTGCTCTCTCGTATTGTTCCGGAGTCGGGTAGCTTGCGATCATGCCGATGCTCACCTCGTCGTTGGCTTTGATTTCGTGCATTAACTTTCCGTCGCTTCTTACCATCCGCTTTGCGTTTCTCGGGTAGTCGTATTGAGCATGACTGAGCCAGCCCATACAGAAATCGCGGGTATTAGTGAAAAGTTTGCCCCATTTCCCGAGGAAAATGGATTCGATTGAGTATGTGTATTTCATAAGAGTAATTCCTAACCCACGAGTGCAGACAATGAGGGCAAAGCCCTCATGTCTGATTCGAATTGTTAGGCAGAAGCATTCTTTCTCGTCTCCCCGTGGCGGTCTAGCAGGTCGCGGGCGTCGTGATACATATCCTCGGCCCCGATTCCGCCGCAC